TGAGGTAGTATGAAATTTAAAGATTATGATGATAAGACGTTTCTTGTAAAGAGGTTAAAGCCTGATAAAGTAAAGGATTTGAATCCTAATACTCTTAGAATGAAAACATATAAAAGAACTGCTTATGTTAAAACAGATGTGCCGATGGTCAAGAGAACTTTAGGTAACTTACCAAGATATTCTGATAAGAAACCTAAAGTTCACTTTAAAGATTGGATGGGTATGAAACCATGTTCTGATACTCAATATTCTGTAGCTCAAGCTGAAGCAGATGGTAAATTTTATGGTTGGTCACATAGGGCTATATATGGGTTTGGTGTAGGGGATACTGTAAAGGCTGATACTATGGGAAATGAAGGTGGTGAAGAATATGTTATAAAGACAGATGACCAAGCAAAAGCAGCAGCAATAGCATTTGCTAAAGAAGTGGCTTAATTTCTTCTATATCAAAACCTTCTGTTTCATAATACTCAATTCTTTTCTTTCCATGCTTTTTGAGAAATTTCACATTATCAATAATATCATATATTACAGCACCATCTTTTTTGTTTTCATGTAGTCTAAGAGTTCTTCCCACACTTTGTAGTGTTCTGATTTTGCTTTTTACAGGTGAAGCTAACATTGCATATTTTAGATTAGGTATATTAATTCCTTGTTGAAATATTCCATATGTGGCGATTAAGGCTATATTTTTCTCCTTAATCATTTTTTGTCTCCATTCTTCTCTTAAATTAACCTTATCCTTTCCTGATAAAAATATAACATCTTTATTTGTAAGTCTATTTAAAACATCTACAAGCTTCTTACCTTCAGGAATGTAACTTACAAGTAATAGAATATTTTCTTCAGCTTTTTTTACTATATCACCTATTAATTCTAATCTTTTTGTTGTATAGAATACTTCTTTTTTTATGTCTCTATATATATTTCCTTCTATATTGGTATAATCTAATCTTATGATTTTTACATTGCATTTGGATATAAACCCTTGTTCTGCAAGTAATCCTGATGGATATTCTCTTAATACAGGACCAAGGAAAGACTTTATATTATATAGTTCTGTTATGTTATTAGGTAGTGTTCCTGTGAATCCAATTCTATAATGAGCTTTGACTTTGGAAAATATTTTTTTGAGTTCTGCTGCTTTTACTTGGTGACATTCATCTCCTATAACAACGTGAAACATATTTAACATAGAGTGGTTATTTTTCAAACTTTGCCAAGTAGAAATAACAATATGTCTATCCCATTCCTTGAATCCTGTATAGACTTTTCCTATCATTTGTTCTGGTAATCCATATTCAATCATGTCACTTTTAAACTGTTCTACCAATTGAACAGAAGGTACTATGATCAGACATTTTGTTACACCTGTTATTCTTCTATTTAACATTAGGTTTTTTATGATATATGATATTACAAGAGATTTGCCTGATGCTGTAGCTGATCTTATGATTCCTTTAGATCGTTTAAGACATATCTCAATGGCATCTTTTTGATATGGCCTAGGTTGATGTAACAGATCATATCTAATATCCATCTCATGGCCTTTAAATAGCGATTTTACGCCTTGATCAAGCTCAAGGGGTATCTTAGGGTATAATTTCTTATGGACTCTAATATAATCCAATAAGAGACCATATGGCAATAATCCTGCTTCTGTTAGGAAGTGGGTTTTACCATCCCATACACCTGCTTTATATTTTCCCATAAAGAAGTAATTTTTTACATGGATAGCAAACTCATCTTCCATATCTGCAAGATAATCATGATGGTTACATTTGATTCTTATCTTGTAATTCTTCTCTAATGTTAATTGAGCTTTATAATCCATGCCTTTCCCGTTCTGTAAATGTTTTCATAGACCATCCCATGCTATTGAATGCTTTCCAACACATATCAAAAAATCTTACTCTAACTTGCTGTTTTTGTAACATTTTTTTCATCTTGATTATTTTTTCATCTGATGGTAGACAATAATCTTCTATTTCTTTCTTTTGCCATTCATGTTCATCATTGAACCTGTAATGCTTATATCTAATACCCTTTAGTGCATCCAGCTTACGTTCAAGAATCTCATATTTATTGAGTTCATTGTAATATAGCTCTTTATATCTAATTACCATCATCTCATTTTTTTGCAATTTTTCTGCAATATCTATCTCAGAAAAGGTTGCCATTTCCTCAATTTTGTGCTCTAGGTGCAATTCATCAAATATTTGCTTTAATTCACTAGCTTCATTATTGCTCATTGATTTCTCCAAGTATTTGTTTTCATTAGTATTTATATATTTATGTGTTTCTATGTATAAATAATACCATAAAAAATGCATTTTGTTAATTAACAAAATGTAAAAAATAGTGTATAGTGAGGTCTATGGAAAGATTAAATTCGAATTTTTTAGAAAAAATTATATTGAAGGGCATGTTGGCAGATAAAGATTTCTTGGTTTTGATTAGTTCAGTCTTTGAAGAAGAATATTTTGACAATCCAAACATTGGGCATTCTTTTAAATTCTGTAAAGATTACTTTACTGAATATACTGATATACCATCTATAGATGCTATAATTAATTCATCCGAAAATCCAGATGAGATTAGAGAGATTATTCAGGAAGCAAGGGATACTGATTTTAGTATTGCTGATAGCTATGAATTTCTACTGAATCAATCTAATGACTATTTAAAGGAGAAGGCACTAAAACGTGCTATTATAGAATCAGTTGATGATGTTGAAGTTCCTGAAAGAAGAAATGATATTCAAAAAAGGATTGAGAATGCTCTAATTAAAGATATTAAGGTTGACTTAGGATTACGATATTTTGAGGATATGGCTATAAGGCTTAGAAGAATATTTTCAGCTAGTGAAAACAGAATACCTACCTATTTTCCCCTATTTGATGAACTGATCAATGGTGGATTCCCCCCTTATACATTTAATGTTTTAACTGCAAAGATACATGGTGGAAAATCTAATACAATGGCGAATTTTGCAGCAAGACAAGTTCTACATGGTCATAATGCAGTTGTTTTAACATTAGAAATGTCTGAAGATGCATTTGCTCAAAGATTTGATGGTATATATTCAGGTCTTGATATTAATAGAATTTATACATCAAGAGAAGCTAGAAGATTATTAGCTAGAAAATTAAGAGAGCATAAAGAGATTGGTAATAGAGGCGAATTATTCATAAAGCAATATCCAACAGGTGATGCATCCATTAATGATTTTAGAATCTATTTAAGGGAGTTACTACTTAGGGGAATAAGAATTGATATAATTTATGTTGATTATATCAATTTAATGAAGTCAGCATATAAGATTGATAATAACATGTATTCCTCTATTAAGAGGGTATCTGAAGAACTTAGAGCATTAGCTCTTGAGTTTAATTGTCCTATTGTATCGGTATCTCAGTTGAATAGAGAAGGTTTTTTTATTCAATTTAGTGAGGTTAATTTTAACCATGTTGCTGAATCAATGGGTATTCCTGCAACGGCTGATTTTATGATGATTATGGGTACTGATGAGGAACAAATGGCGTATGAGTCTGAAATCCTTTATAAAATTACTAAGTCAAGAATTGGTGGAAGGGTTGGTTCGATAGAAAGATTTTATCTTGACAAACGTAGCTTGAAAATGTATGACAGTTGTGAATTAGATCAATGGATTGAAGATGCTACAATTTCAGGTGATGATAGGGAATCTATTGATCATGAAGCAAGGGAACAAGAAGGAAGGGAGACCAATAGGAGAAGAAGAAATTAAATGCTTAGTCCAAGAAAAATACGTATGCTTGAATTATTGGACAAGCAGGTAGGAGCATGTAAAAAATGCGAATATCATCAAAATGGTGTTTTTGTTCCATATTGGACTCCATATTCAAGATATGCAATAATAGGTGAGTCTCCTAGTGCAAATGATATAAGAAGAAATATACCATTTTCAGGTGCATCAGGTAAAATATTTTTAGAGGAACTATCAAGAGCAGGGTTTAATTCACAAGAGCTTTTAATTATAAATTCTGTTCAATGTGACTCCAAAGGTAAACCTAGTTCAGATCAATTAGATGCTTGTCATGATCATATACGAAAATACCTAAAGATTGTAAATCCTGAAAAAATACTTTGTTTGGGGAATTATGCTAAATATCCATTTACAGGTAGTTATTATGGAGTTTTAAAAGAACGTGGTGAATTTGTTGAGAGAAACATAGATGATAAAACAGTTTTTAATATTTTATTTACAATTCATCCTGCATATTGCATTTATAATGAAGGAGAAGGAATTAAAATGTTAAGGAATGATATAATGCTATTCAAAAATACAGTTTTTGAAAGAAGATCAGATTGGTTTTTTGATGAAGAAGAATTTATGATATAGGGGGGATTATGTCAGATTCAGATGGTGGATTTGGATTTGGAAGTATATTTTTTTGGATTGTTATGTTGAATATGTTTGGATTTTGTGGTGGTGATGATGAAAAAACAACTGAAGTTGTGGTTGATGATAAACCATCAATGACAGAACATGTGAAAGAAGCTTTAGATGAAATAAAACCTGAACTTGAAATAGTTGTTAAAAAAGCAAAAGAGTCTTTTGATGATGTTAAAAAAGATGTTAAGAAACAAATGTCAGAAGAAGAAACTCCAAAGAAAACTGAAGAAAAATATGATAGCGTTTATGGAAATAATGATGATAAATGGTGATAAATATATTCAGATGGCTAAACTATTGGAGGGAATGCCTATATGAATAAAATTATTACCATAGATACAAATTTATTGTTAGATGATGAGAAAATTATTTTTAAGCTTGTAAAAGAATATGATGAGATACTTATTCCATCGACTGTTTTAAAAGAATTGGATAAACATAAGTATAATCCTAATTTGGCTTTTAGTGCAAGGAATGCTATAAGATCACTTCAAGAATTCAAGCAAATATATCCCGAAAAGTTAAAATTCGATATTTCTGATAGGGATATATCATCAAATGATCAATGGATTATAGATGCAACAAAAAGGTATAATGCTGATCTTGCAACTAAAGATATCTTAATGTCAATGATTGCAGAATCAGAAGGTATTGATTGTAAAGTTTATGATGTGGTAATGAACAATTTGTTTGATCCTTATAACTATATTACAATAGATCAGATATATAGTCATAGGAGCACTTTTGAATGGGAAAAATTTTATAAGGATAAAGCATATGATTCTATTCTTGACTTTTTTTCAATAGTATTGGATAAGCAATTGAATAGGGATTCATGGTTCTTTATTTTTATACAGGCTGAAAGAGAAGAACCATATGTATATGCTAATAATCCTACTAAGGAATATCTTACAAGAATTGATCACCATCCTCATTATAGGGAATTAAAATGTGACAATGGTAAGATTATAAAAGCAAAAGATATATATCAAATATGTGCTATATACGCTTTAAGGGAAGCACCACATGTTTTAATGACAGGAAAATGGGGTAGTGGTAAGTCTTTACTTGCTTCTGCTTATGCACTTGAACATAATGAGAAGAAGACTTTTATCACAAGACCACCTATTGGTATAAATAGTAAATATAATATAGGTTTTATGCCTGGACCTAAAGAAGAAAAAATGGTAGATTGGTTAGCAGGGTTTACTTCATCATTGTATTATATTTATGGTAATACAAATGGTCAAACAGATGGAAAGAATAGTTATGATTATGTAAAGGATCATATATTCACTCAAAAATATGAGGTAATTCCTTTGAATGCAATTCAAGGATTGTCTTTACTTGATGATGATGTTATGTTAATAGATGAAGTTCAATTGATTTCTGTTGACTATATGAGTATGATTCTTAGTAGGCCAACAAAGAACGGTAAGTTGATTTTGATGGGGGATTTAAAGCAAACATATGATGTTGTTAAACCATCTGAATCAGGATTACTAAAATTATTGAGAATTCTTCCTCATCGTTCAATGGCATTTGTTAAGTTAGAAATGTCTTATAGATCAGATATATTAGAGATTGCTGATCTTTTACAAGATAAGACAATGGGATAGTGTTAAGGGACTGTAGCCGAATTGTGGCATAGGCACTTGCCTTAGAAGCAAGAATCTGAAGGTTCGACTCCTTCCAGTCCTACCAATTTGGGGAAGTGGCGAAACTTGGTAGACGCAAGGGACTTAAAATCCCTTGGTCCTTAGTGACCGTGGGGGTTCGATTCCCCCCTTCCCCACCATAAGGGGATGTAGCCGAATTGTGGTATAGGCAATAGATTCAAAATCTATAATCTGAAGGTTCGACTCCTTCCATCCCTACCAAAAAAAACATATGCTGATGGGCATGAAATGATTGCCATAAAGCAAAGGAGAAGACTATGTTTAAGAATTGTTATTATGACACAAGGCATTCTGTTATACACTTATGGGAACAAATTAATGGCGAAAACTTATATACTGAAATAGATTGGACTCCAAGTATTTTTCTTCCATCCAAGGAAGAAGATAAAGATGCAGATACCATCTTTGGAAATCCTGTAAAGAAGAAACAATTTAACAGCTACTATGATTATAATTCCTTCCTAAAAACAAACAAATCACCTAAAATTTTTGAAAATAACGTAAGAAGTGAAATTCAATTTCTTTCTGAAAGGTACTATGGAATACCTGATGATGAAATGGATGTTCCTAATCTACTTGTTTATTATTTGGATATAGAGGTAATTCCTGAATTGGGGTTTCCTGATTGGAAAAATCCTAAAGACCCTGTTATTCTTGCTTCTATTAGAAATGGAATTACTAAACAAACTGTTACCTTTGGATATGATCCACTTAATTTAAGAGGATATAAAGGTGATATGAAGAATCACAAATATTATGCATTGGATAGTGAAGAAGATTTACTGAAATATCTTTTTGCTTTTATGCACAAATATCCATGTGATGTTTTAAGTGGTTATAATATATGGTCATTTGACCTTCCATATTTAATTAATAGATCAACTGCTTTATGGGGTGAAGAAAAAGGCAAAGAGATGTATAATAAAATGTCTCCTGTTAATCATGTTAGTGTATGGAAACAAAGAACATCAGATGAAATCAATATTGATATAGCAGGGTGTACTATTTTGGATTACTATAATGTTTATAAATGGTATGGGAAGAACCTTGAAAAATACACTCTTGATTATGTATCTCAAACAGAACTAGGTGTTGGTAAGTTAGAAAATCCATATGATTCAATGAGGGAACAAGTTGAAAAGGATTGGGATAGTTTTGTAGATTACAACGTAGTTGACTGTGAGAGAGTAAATGACCTTGAAGAACAGCTTGGATATATAAAGATGATTCAGGCATTAAGTTTGCTTTGTAAGTCTCCTATGAGAAATTATAATGCTCAAACTCAATTGATTGAAGGATTGATGTTAACGTATTATAGAAGGAATGGGTTATGTGCTCCATACTTTGCAGGTGGTGAACAGCTACCATTTCCTGCTGCTCATGTAAAAGAACCTCAAAAAGGAATGCATGAATGGGTTGTGGATATTGATATTACATCAAGTTATCCATCTCACATTATAGCATTGAATATGTCAAATGAGACTTTTTTTGGTAGAATCATAAGAATGCAGGAAGAAGAAATTTTATCTTATATGAGAAAACGTGAATTTCCTGAATTTAAAATGACAAGAGAAAAGAAAGGCGAATGGGAAATAGATTCATTTGATGGTAAGAAACTTAAAAAGTTTAATATGGCATTAAAGAAAGGGTTATTTGCTATTGCTCCATGTGGGTCTGTATTCACAACTAATAAAGAGGGTGTTGTGGCGAAAGTTGAAAAAAGTGTATTTTTTAAGAGAAAGGAAGTAAAGGGTAAAAAGAAAGAATGGAGTTTAAAGGCTAATGAATGTGAAGGTCTTGAAAAGGAAAAATGTGAAGAAAAGAAAATGCAAGCTCATTCATTACAGCTTGCTTTGAAGATTATGATGAATGCATTTTTTGGTATTCTTTCTGTTCCATATTCACGTTATTTTAATGTTCATATTGCAGAAGCAATTACATCATGTGGTAGACATACCATTAAATCAGGTCAAAGATTTTGTAATGATCTTTTGAATGGTGAATTTCATATTGATTATGATCCTAATTTTTCTATTAGGTTTGAAGGATTATTGGAATCATTACAGGCAACTTGGGAAGGTAATTCTAATAGAAAAGACTATGTGTGTTATATTGATACCGATAGTTTGTTTGTTAAATTAGGTGAATGGATTCAGGATATAAAATCTGATGTTTGGGATGAAATTGATAATGATGGAAAGGTTGAGTTCATTAAAGAAATATCATCTAAGATGGAAGAATATATTGATAATAGGATATTTAATGAGACTCAATTAATTGATTATAATTCTCAAGTACATGATTTCAAGATAGCATTTAAACAAGAGATTATTGCTAAAACAGCATTGTTCATTAAGAAAAAGAAATATGCTTATTGGCTGTTGAATGATGAAGGTGTTCCTACTGATAAGATTAAGGTTACAGGACTTGAAATTATCAGGTCTGAATCTGCTGAAGCTATTAGACCAAGGCTTAAGGATGTTATGGAACAGATCATGAGGCAGAATGCAGATGGTGATATTTCGAAACTTATTAGAATATACAAGAATGAGTTAAATAAGCTTTCTCCTGAAGAACTAGCTGCTAATATCGGTATTAATGGCATAAAGAAATATCTTGGTACGGGTGCTCCTATAAAAGGTACTCCTTGGCATGTGAAGGGTGTTCATGGGTATAGGGTATTATTAAAGGAACTTGGAATAGAAAATAAATATGAGGATATTCATGAAGGTCTTAAGGCAAAGGTTGTATATGTCAAGAAGAATCCATATAATATAGAAACAATAACATTTCATGAATGGCCTAAAGAGTTTGATACAGTTGTTGATTATGATAAAGAGAAGATGATAGAAAAGTTTTTCATTAACAAAGCTAGATTTCTTCTTAATCCTCTTGGTAAAGAGAGTATAATTGATAGTGACATGACTTCTGTTAATACGTTTTTTTGATTATGATTAGAATAGGCAAACCACCATATTTAGAGTGTTCATCAAAAGGTGATAAAAGGTTTTCTGCTTTCTATGCTAAGGTTAATGGTAAATCCATTGAGGATCAATATCAAGCAGCAAAGATATTTGAAGATGGATCAACGGGTTTAACATGGAAAGAAGCTAAAGGCAGAAAACCTATTAATCATGATGAAATATCTAAACTTTATAAGGAATTGTGGAAACAGTACCTATTAAACAATTTAACCCTTCTTAGGGGTATCAAACAGGCATCAGGATTATCTGATATGTTTGGTCAAGAAGGGCATAATTGTCAAGCCATAACCTTATGGGAATTAAGAAAAGAATTATGAGTTAAATATATTTCTTATTCTACTTTCCTTTTGTTGGTCAGGTTCTTCTTCTTCAGGTGGAGGGGGTGGTTCTTCCTCTTGATCAGGTGGAACTTCTAATTTTGTTCTTGTTGGTTTGGTTTCTTTATCAACATTTTTCCACTTGCTTTTCTTATCTCTTAAATCTTCCATAATAGCATCATTGGTATCAGATTCTTCTTTTTTTGCCATAGCTTTGATTGCATTATCTATGATTTTAATATATCGTGCTACCTTTTCTGAAGGGTATTCTCCACCAACTTTTGGTTCAGGTAAGCTAAGTGCTTTTGATATAACACTTTCTTGTTCGCCTAAGTATTTTTCTATTAGCATGTTATCTCCTATACTGGTTCAGTATCATATCCTTTACATTTTGGGCATTTAACTTCAAACGTGTTCTTTCCTATTTTTTTCTTGAATTTGTGACCACATTCTATGCATTGCATTGATGTTGATCCTGCTTTTGATGCTTCACCTAAATATTTATCTATTAAACTCATAATTTTCTCCTATAGGGGGGTCATATTCCCCCCTATATTTATATTATTTATGCTACCATTGAGCATACAGTACCTAATACTGCATCAACTTTTTCTACATTAACATTAACATCTCCTAATCCCATTAGTGTAAGAATATCAATGATATCTTGTTTCAACATAGGGTCTTTTTCGAATGCATCGGTATATTGATCCATGACTTTAGCTACAGCTTCATCATATAAATCCCCACTTTCTGCTGATCTAACACCTTCACATATAAGTGCCAATATTTGACCTTCTTTTGTTTTTTTAATTTCTGTTCCTGCAATTCTTCTAAGTGCCATTTTTAATGCAAGTTTTAATACTTCATATTTATCTTCAGTTTGTTCTTCTTCTTTATCTTTTTTCCAAAACATAATTATTCTCCTTATAGTTTAAAGTTTCCATATTCTAATACATCCCATAAATCTGCTCCCCTAATTTTATCTGCTTGGTTATCAGGGGTATATCCTTTTGCTTTATCATGCGCCCATTTAAAATGAGATTCTTCATTATAAAATAAAGGAAATTTCTCATCTTCATAATCTCTACATCCTGCAAGTAATGTTGCTAATCTTGTTAATTCAGAACATACAGGTCTGAACATTGGTGTCCATTTAGCCGTAACAGTTGTAGCATGTGCTAATAATCTAAGTACTGGATATCTTTTTCCTTCATATTTTTCAGTTAGAATTCTATGAGCATATTCGAATTTATCAGGAGTCATATCTCTATGTCTCCCAATTATTACTTTGCTGTTTAAATAATCTTTGTAAAGATTTTGCCTACCATATTTCCATAATGCTTCATATGTGTCTCCTTCAGATGAAGTTATCATTAAGGAATGTCTGAATTCAGCATGACCATCAGATGATCTTTTATTGGTCACAGAAACAATTAATTTACCTAGCCATTCATCCATTTTGGAAGTAGGGGATAAACCTGTTACACAGACTATATCACCTGGCTGTAGTATCATTGTTTATTCTCCTATTTTTTTCTTTTTTCTTTTTCTTTTTGTATCCATACATGTAATGCTGTATAAAGTTCCTTTACAGCATCTTCATTTTTTCCGATTGCCTTAGTAAACTCTTTTACTGATTCTCCATCATTACCAATTGCTTTAGTAAATTCCTTTACATATACAGGATTTGGGATTGAAATTCCTTTATCAGGCAATGATTTATTTGTAAAAAATCTTAAAATTACATTAGATATACCATATAATCCTGCTACTGCTGCTGTAGCAAGTTCAGGTGAAAGTGGAATACCATTTGAAGTAGCATAGCCTATAATCAAAGTTGTCAAAATTACATTTACATTAATTGTCTTACTATTTAACATTCCTACTAAAATCTGTTTATTCATTTTCATTCTCCTTTTAACGTATTTTACCTATTAAACTTATACTAGTTTACTTGTCTCTTTACTACATATTTCTTAAACGTATATTTTATCGTCTGTAGTGAACCCAGGCTTACAGGTATCAACAATTTTATCTCTTAAGTGTATAACATCCCTCATCGCTATTATCATTTCTCTATCTTTATTTATAATGTCCCTGTAATAACTTCTTATTGAATCCATGTTTATATCATCTATAACTACAGGTCTTTTTCTGATTCCAAAGCTAAATGTCCAATTTAAATCTGTATTAATGTGTGAGTTGAACCAATGAACCTCTATTGTATCTCCATTACTATTGACTATGACGTTTTTAAATTCCCTGTATTTTTCCCAACCACTTATCCCATTAGATATTGATTTATGGATTACTGATATAATATCTCTTTCTTTATCACTTACAAAATCTAACCAACATCTTCCAATTAAGTCAGTATATCCTTTAAATCCAAGATCAATTGATAGACTTGAATTAGCAAATCTTACTACTAAATTTTGGTCTAAAACTAATGCATACATATTTGTAAAATTCAACATATTGAAGATAATATTTCTTAGGTCTTTTATTTCATCTTCTAAGCTATTACGTCTTTCAATACCTGATCTACGTTCATTATTGACTTGTTTCCCCAAATCTGACATATTTTTCTCCTTTATGGCAATACTGCTGGATTTGTATTAATAAAATTTGATATGGTTATTATTATGCCTATTAAACTAAGTACAATAGTTCCCATACCTATCCAACCAAGATGTATTTTACTAATTATTTTTGAATTATCATCGACTGATTTTTTTCCATGTTCTTCTATTCTATTAGATATATTGGTTTCTGAATTGCTTATTCTATCTTCTACTCCATCTATTTTCCCCCCTACTCCATCTATTTTTTTTACCGTATCTCTTAATTTGTCATTTGTATTTTCTATTTTTTCTGTAATTGAGCTTAATGTGTTACAGATCATGTTTTGTTTAGAAAATAGGTTGTCCTGCTTTGTGGCTATACCATCTAATTTATCAATGGTTTTTGAGGATTGATCTAATATAGTTTGATGCATGATTATCATATTCCTATAACTTTCCATCAGTAATACTAAATCATCCCTAGTTAACTTTTCTTCAGACATAAGTAAAACTCCCCAATTTATGTAGTAACCTCTATCTTATATTTATATTTTTATAAAAAAATGATATTTTTTGTTTAAAACGATTAAAAAATTATAAATATTAGTGATATGAAACAACTACTAAATAAAATAGATGGGTATTTGGATATGAAAGAGAAGTATGATATTATTTCTTTATCTTCTAAAAGTGATGATAATTTAAGTGAAATTATTGAAATAATTAAAAAATCTTCTGATAAGGAAAGGGTTATTTCTATGCTTAATGATGATGTTAAGCAAAAAATTGAAAAGTTAATGGAAGGGGGTATATTGTAATGGGAGAAAATTTTAGAAAGGTTTTACTTGAGGCTGATAAAAAACCTGATAAGAAGGATGATAAAAAACCTGATAAGAAGACCAATGGTGATTCTAAGAAAGCTGGTAAAATGCTAAAAAAACTTCATGATCTTGATGATAAGATTGAAGATTTTGTTGATAGTTTAGAAGATGAAATAATGAGTGTTGAGGATAATCCTGTATTTGTTAAAAAAGCACAACAGCTTTTAGCAGATATGTCAAAGGAATATTCTGAATTTATTATGGCATTAAGAGCTATTGTTAATGCTGTTGATAGAAAAGGTCAAATGTTACCGTCTATTCCACCACAACCATCTAAGGTTAGAGATGTGATGGATGGATCAGGAGAAGAAGAACCACCTGTTGAGGAAGAATTACCACCTGAAGAAGAAGAAGCTCCACCTGAAGAAGAAGGTGATGATGATGAATTTGAATTAAAGGTTGCTAAAAAGAAGGGTGCAAAGAAGAAACCTGCAAAGAAAAAAAGTCCTGTAAAAGAAGCATTGGAATTATAATATGGATTTACTTGAAACTATTGATGATATACTTGAACAGGAAAAGAGTATATTACCTAAAGATAAAACCAAAACAAAGGTTAATTTTGAGTTTGACGAGAATATGTTTGATAAAATGGCAAATTTTATCATCAATCTTGATCCCGATTCCCTTAGTGATTCTCAAGTTGAATCAGTTATAAATATGATTGAAGAACTTGAAGTTGATGTTGAGGAATTAGATGAGCTTAGAAAACCAAAAATGGCTAAGAAAACAGTTTCAACTGAAAATCAATATTCTAAGAGATGGTATAGAAAAAATAGAACAAATATAAAAAGAAGAAAGGCGAAATTTAGAAGGAGTTCTGAAGGTAGAAAAAGGTTAATGAAGAAGAAAAAATTAGCTAAAATGGGAAGGACTCCTACAGGTAGAAAGAAAGTAAGATATCACGTAAGAAAGAAAAGCGATAGGAGAGTTGATAATGAACCTACTAAGTAAAATTGATAAATTTATTGATCAAATAGAAGAAAGAAAAAATAGAATTGATTATACATCTGAATATTTGCAAGAATTGGGATTAGAATCAGATGTTATTGAAAGACTTATGGAAGCAATGAAACAGAAGGATGATTATAAACCTTCAGAATATTTGAATGGAAAAAGAAAAGTTGGTGGTAAGGAATATGATGATTTCTTTAAAAGCATGTTAAAGAAATGGAAAATTAAGAGTTATAAAGACCTTCCTAAAAACAAACAAGATGATTTTTTTAATGATGTTGATAAGGGATGGAATTCTAAAAAGGAGAAGAAAAAATAATGGATATTCAAACAAAACTTCAAGACTATTTAGATAATAAAGATAATGATGAATATTATCCTGAAGAAGATGCTGCATTGATGGATAGAATGATGGAATTCATTATGAATCTTGATTCTGATAATCTTAGTGAAGATGAAATTGATGAGGTAACAGAAATTATTGATTCTATTGCCGATGAAAATCTTGATGAAACTCTTGAAGATGATCTTGATGAGGCTGTTGCTGCTAGAAAGGTTAAGATTAAACCTTCTGATAAGCGTAAAAGAAGAATGGAATACAGACGTAATAGAGCAGCATTGAAGCTGAAAGCTAAGAAATTCAGAAG